GCGTTTAATCTCCATCCCTTTGGTATATGCCCCAGCATTCAGCAACACGCAGTATTCCTGCTCGCCTTCAATACGATATGCGACGCCGGTATCTCCGGAAGCGTATGCCGTTAACACGTCCTGCCCTGTGAGTCGGCGATTTCCCAGAATCAGCCAGCGGGCCTCAGTGCCACCAGACAAATTTAACTTTCCGTTAGCCACGTAGACGGCAGAGCCCGGTTTGTATGCGGCGTTTACCGGAAGATTGACGGTTAACGGCTCACGATTGACCGGGCCACGATAGATAACATTCGGCATTATTTTTCCTCCTGATCAATACCGGCGTTGAGGTCGTAGTCGTTCCACTGGTCGTTTTCGGCGTTGACCTGGTGGAAGGATGCATGCAGACCAGAGCTTGTCTGGCACTGCGAATACATGTCGTTAAGTGCTTCACCCGTCAGCGAGTTAATTGCCGCTTCGGTCATAAACGAGAATTTCGCTTTTACCGCGTCGCGTTTTGTTTTTAGCTCGCTATCGGCGTTCGCCTGCAGCTGCGTTTCCAGCTTTCCGATTTTTTCAGTAAGCGGGGTAATGGCTGCGTTTACCGCTGCTGTGATGGCGTCGGCGTTAACCTGCGGAGCCGGTGCGCTCACCTCTTTTTTCTGCATCTGCTGGTTGTAGGCATCCCAGACCTGATCGTCTGTCATCCCCTCCGTTTTTACGCCAGCGGCATTGAGCGCGGCGATCATCTTCTCTTTCATCGGGTTTATTTCTCCGTTGGTTTTGACTTCGTACTCAGTGGGTTTGCGCACGACTTCGATGGCCTCACCGACAAGCGTTACCGCGTTGTCATCGATGAGATATTTTTGTTGGAAGAGGCGATTCCCTTCCTCATAGATAAATTTGTCTGGCCAGACGGTCACTACATAGCGGTAAACGTCACTATTCGACGGCGCGCGAATGGCTTCGCGAAGCATCTGATAAATTTCGTCAAATGAGGCGTCAGAATTGTGTGTCAGGAAGAATTTAACCTTGTTAATAAGGCCATCTTTTAGACTATTTGCCGCATCGACGAGGCTGGCGTTTTCAATTTCACTCTCTCCGCCGTCAGCATTTACGAACATGCCTACGCCCTCTTCCGGCGTTCCTGCGCCAGGTTCATCGAGTAGGATTGCTGTGTGGTCAAACTGCAAATTGTGCGCAATCCACGAATATTTTTTCCCTTTTGACTCGCCTGTTTTCCGCTCTTTGTTCAGTAGCAGGCCAGTAGAGACATGGATTGGTTCGGCGTTGGTTCCGTCGATCATTTCGTCCAGACGCTGGATAAGGCGGGTACCGTTAGGTTTTGTGCTGGCTACATCTTTGTTGACGTAGACGTCCATCACTACCTTGTCGTTTGCCTTACTGACATTCTGAGCCCACGCCCCGGCGTGATAATCGTTGATTGCCTGCGGATCATTGGCGCTAACATATTTACCGCCAACCATAGGATGCCCGATAGGCATCAACTTTCGCTCCATTGTCTGGTAGCTGTTGTTAATTTCCTCCGCCGGATAAAGCCCGCTATTCATAACAATGTCGTCAACAATGGGAACCACACCACGAATAACGTAATGTTCTTTCCCGTTGATGGTTGTCATGGAAATATTTGAGGCGTTAATGGCGAGGGATTTAACGTAGACGCTTGAAAGCTTCACGTTCCGTCCTCATTGGTGGATTTCAGGCAATAAAAAACCCGCAAAAGCGGGCTTGTGTTTTTGCCTGTTCGTTTAAAGGCTACAGCTTGAATATGCCTTTAATAACGACGCGGGTTAATGATGGGTATTTTACCTGAGCATCGCTAAGCGTTTTATCTATTAGTCGCGCCAAAAATTCCCCGGAATCAGTCAGGTTTTCAATGTCTGCGGAGATATTGCCGTTCATAATTATTTTTCCGCTTCCGTCCATCCCTTCGTAGTACGCAATATAATGATTAATCATTCAAACTCTTTCGCCTCCCATAGCCTTCGCTCTTTCGCTAACTTTTCAGCCAGTCCACGATTAAATAATCTCCCTTCGTCATCAAGCAGACACGGGATGTTTGCACAGTAGCAATGAAATTTATTGCCGCGCTCGGAATAAAACGCCTCAACTTCTTCCGTTGTGTACGTCCTGCCATGCCTGCTCCCATGCCACGCTCGCGTTACCGGTTTAAGCGCTGACATCCATAAGACGGCTGTGTTTAATCCCAGCCGTTCTCTGGCCCAATCAACCTCATGCCTTTGCGCCTTGCGCAGCGCGCCCACTTGCTCAGTTTGCGCGATGGCTTTGGCCTTGGATTTGCTGACATCAAGCCGCTTACTAACGACCTTAGCGGTTTCCGCCGGGTTTACGCCGCGCGCGATAGCATCAGTGACCACGCTAACCAGATCAGCGCGAGCGGAATCGCTAACGCCCTGCCATTCACTGATTGTGGTTACGCGCGCCGTTGCCACCTGGTTAAGATAACCGGGGCTGCTGAGTAGCATTTGTAATGTGGTCTGGCTGGAATAGATATCAGACTGATGAGAAAGATTTATAAACGCGCTATGTGTTCCCCGGCGAAATTCAGCCTCAACATAATCCATAGCCCAAAAATTCAGATCCCCGCCTTCCAGTAAAACACCGTCGAGAATTTTTTTTATTTCTGCCAGCAGTTCGTCTATTAACGGAGGCGTAAGATCATAAATAAATTCTCCGGCGTTTACCTTATAGAGCGTTGGCATGTCGCCATCGTCATGGCAAAGAAAATACCACTTTGTTGAATTGCCGACGCGCTCGCTACCGGTCAGGCGGCGAGAAAAAAGCTCCTTAATTGCCACCTTAATTGCGTAATACCGGTCATCGATATCACGCGACATCCGGCGAACCTGCCTAAAAGATTGCGTTGGATCCGTTCGTGAACGAGGGATGATGGGGCTTTTAGGCTTCGCTTTCGTCGGCCCCAAGGGGATCTGGTCTATCTTCTTCATCTTCCGGCGGGATCTCTTCATCAAGTTCAGGGATAGGCTGCATTTCTCCCGCCACCCTTACTTCGTTCTCAGTAATTGCAGAACGACTGAACGCGTTCACTGTTTTCACTGCAACATCAGCCAGTGCCGACATATTCGCTATTTTTTCCGCCTGGCTCGGTGCAAGAAGATCCGACCATTCCACGGTGATTTCTTCACCATGGGGGATCGGGATTATGCCAAGTGTCCAGAATCGCGTTACCACATCGGTGATAACATCCGTCAGGAAGCCAGTTCTCCGACTGTTTCGGGTCTTTGCCCAATCTTTCGCATCTTCTGTGCTGGCGCGCTCGCCGGTTTGCATACCCACCAGCACTTTTACCGGGATCGGCACCGTTGCGCAGAATTCATTAAGCGCAGTACGCCACGTTGGCTCAGGATCGGCGGCGGCAACGCTAAGCACCTCTGCGGTGCCTGCCTGCATAAAGCTGGCGCTGTCCGTGCTGTTGTTGAGGCGGCGCACCTGATTATCAAGCGCGTCGGCCAGTTGGCCTTCCGGAACGCCAAGGGCTTTAGCCAGTGCGGAAAAATTTGTTTTTTCGCTGAATGAATAATTTAGCTGTCGGCTGGCGTTCTTTAAAAAACCCTCAGACGCGCCGCCGCTGACTTTCTCGATATCCAGTAGCTTGTTAAATCCGGCCTCAAGCAGGGATTTACCAGACGTCATCACGCCATCATCAGCACCTTCGGCCAGGATGATAACGCGGCTTGGGTGAACGTTGATTATTCGCCCCGGCCTGCCGTCTAATCCCCCATCGACTGGTAATTCGGTGAATGAATACATTGTTACTTCACCGAATTCATCACTGCTCTGATCCTGATTCCACTCAATTGGGTCTAATTGCGCCTCCCATACCGGAATGAGCTTAACCAGCGCTTTTTCTTCTTGCCTTGCTACTACAGCCGTATCAACCGCTTCGCTCCATGGCAGGCTGTCTTTTACCTGCACAAGCAGCGCTGAGTAGCGCCCGACAAGGTTACGGCGGTCAGCGCCCTTAATCTGTTTCCAGCATCGCTTTAATAGCTTATTGACGCGCTTATCCCACGCGGTGAGCTTTTCTGCATTCTTCGCCTTATCACCCTCAAAAACTTCCGGGTAATCCTCCCAGCAACCATCTACCATGCGTCTTACTGCCGCGCCTGCTACCGCATTACGCCTGTAAGCACGATAAAGGTCATCGAAGCACAGCTCTACCGGATAGCCGAATTCCTGATATAAATGTCGCCGCTTAGTGTTTCCGGTTCCGTGAAAAAAAATAGAAAGGTTGTTACCGCGCTCCCTTTCAATGCTTGAATTTGCCGCGCGTTGTTGTTTCATTTCGCTTTCGGTCACAATGTCCCTCCGTTAGCGATTTCTCACTAACATTCCGGTTATTTTTTGTGGTGAGTGAAGTACGCGGTACCGCGTGGCGTCCCAATCGTGATCCTCCTGATGCGTGTCGACGTCATCAGGTTTTTTATCGTCTCGAACAAGAACGGGGATCCGGCTAATCCAGCCACGGCAATAATCAAAGACGTAAAAGGCGGGCTTTTCTGGCATGCCTGATTCCGTTTTTTTCCCTTCGATAACAGCCTCAAGCATGTCGGCGAAGATTGACGCGCCGTTAATTCGGGATCCGGAACTTTTATCAGCAGGGAGCCATGTAACGCCCTGCGCTTCCATTTTTTGAGCAATAGAAAGCTCGTTATCTCCGGTATTGAAAATCGCCCCATCAGCGGGGCCGGGAATCACCTCACTGCATATCCCCTGCATAACGTGAAGCTGTCCCTGGGTAACGCCATCTGACTGGATTTCTTCTGGCTCATTGGTCTCTTCACCCACCAGCACTTTGTCTATCCATGCCACGCCCTTTGCAACGTTGGTGGATGACATATTTAGCCCTTTGTTCAACTCACCAGGCGGACACCCATACCATTCACCAATCAGGATCAGCGAACCGGCTGGCGGGCAAAATTGCTGGCCATCGGGTAATACTGCCGCCGTTCCGTCAGCCTGCGCCCACCAGAGGTTAGAGAACGGTTTCGATTCGCCCCAATCGTGGGAGCGGTCAACCGTCCAGCTATCCGGTATGCGGAAGGGCTTAATGACGTGTAAAGGCTCATTCCAGAGGTGGTCAAATCGCCCGCCGCTTGTTACATCCCACGAACCCTCTACCCACGCTTTGCGCCGGTTCGGGTCTTTGATAGCCATCAGGGTTGCGATGTACTGCGGATCGAGATACGGATTCTCTTTATAGGATCCGTGGATAGCGACGCGAGTTAGAGTAATTTCCTCTTCTCGTTCGGTTTGTGGGTTAAATACCTTTTGCCGGTCGCGCTGTACGGTTCCGCGCGGTGCTGGTTCAATGAAGCGCTTTTTTACCCAGGTGTGACCGATGCCGAATGGGTTTGTCGTGCTGAATGTTTCCAGCGGGATCGGCCTCAGTAATTTACCATTATCCAGCGGGTAATCTTCCGGCCTGAACGACGAACGCCGACAGGAGAACATCATTTCGTAAAATTCCGGCGACTGCTGTTTTGTCAGTTCGTTGAAGCCAATAAACGGGAATTCCTGCCCGTGATAATCCCAATAGTCATTTTCTTCTTTGCCGAATCTGAATAAAAGTTCTTCCCCTGTCGGCCAAACCCAGCGCAATTCGCTTGTTGAAGAAAGATATCGCGCGCCATCGTTGAAAAGGCGAAACATACGCTTTGACTGCGTGATGATGTCGGCAAGGTTTTTATATTCAACGTCGAAAATAACTCCGCGCCAGAATGAGCCGTAGCCCATGCCAACGTTGCGCCGGAACC